GAACGCTGAGTTATCGATTACGCCAGATGTAGCGATGTTGTGGTCAACGATGAGGTCTGTACCAAGTACGCCACCGACTACAGAAGTAGCGACTGCGTTGCCTGATGCGTTCTGTGTTGCGCCCTGTGCTGAGTAGAGTGCGCGACCTGTTGTATCTGCGTATCCTGCGATAGCAGCCCACTGATCTGTTGAAGCAACGAGCTTGTTAGCGAAGTCTCCGCCTGTACCCTTGTATGCGGCTGCGCCTTCTACAGAGATAAATGACTGGAGTCCTGCTGCAGTTGCTGCTACGCCTGTTGCAGTTGTTCCTGCTGATGCAAATGCTGCGAGGAGAGCAGTATCAGTTGCCTTCTCGTATGCCTTGCGGAGTTCTGCCATCATAAGTTCCATGAACGCAGGTGATGAGCGATCTACAAGCTCAAATGATACGCGCTGCAAACCTGAGAACTTCTCAATGCTTACTGTGTCGTATGCAGAAGTCATGCCTGTCTCAGATGGTGCTGAGCCTTCGTTGGTGTCTGCAACTGTAGGTGCAACATCTGGAGTACCAGCGTTGGTGTAGAGGCGAGGCACGGTGAAACTCATTCCATCGATGCCTGCGAGTGAGCCGCGTGTTGCTGCCTCGAACGCTGGGCGACCTGTGAATGTGTCTGTGATAAATGTGTTGAGGTGTGAAGGCAATGTTAAGCCGGTGTTAGTAGATGTTGAATCATCTGCTGCACGAACTGTGCGGCGGGCTTCATCATCGCCAAGTGCTGACTTGATTGATGCCTCAAGGTACTGAGCAGATGAGATTGGAGCAGTGCGCTCTTTGACGTAGTGTGATGCCGCAACTGTTGGGCGAGCGGCTTCTACTGCTGCTGCTTCAACTGCTGGAGCTTCAACCTGAGTGGTTTCTTCCACTTGTGGCTCGCTTTCTGTTGTTGGTTCTGCAGCTGGAAGGACTTCCTCCGCTGCAATCTCTAGCACCTGAGCAGACTTGAACGCTGGCTCTGTAACGAGAGAAACTTCTTTTAATTTAGCCGCTGATACAATTACGTTACCGTTACGGCTTGGCTTTGATGCGATAATCTCTGCACCGATAGAAAGCCCGGATACTAAGCCTTCTTGTGCCATGACGAGAGCATCGTTACCGCCAGTAGATCGTGAAAGTTTAAAAGTTGCATAAATACCATCGGCGCGAGTCTCTGCCGCAATCATGCGACCGACCGGCTTCTTCATGTCATGCTGTGAGAGGAGTTTAATCTTTGATACGTCCGCGATGTCAATAGATCCTGCTTCAAAGACAACGCCGCCGAGGTTAGTGTTACCGACCTCGCCTGTTCCCATTGGCACAATCTTGCCTGAGATTTCGCGGCGTTCTTCGCTGCACTCAAGTCCTGCTGCTTCAATGTATAGAGTCTCCATTAACTGAGCCCCTCGCTTCCGTTAGGTGTTAGGTCGGTCATTTCCATTGCTTGCTCTGTAGTGATAAGTCCAAGGGCTAGCAACTTCTCAATTACTTGAAGTTCAACCAATGGGTCTGCCTTTAGGAATGTATCAAATACTGCAAAGCGAACTTCATGACCGGCAGTAGAGATATCGTTCATTGAAAGGCGTGACTGAATAGCCTGGATATAAGGCTCGATAGAGAGTGCAAAGAACTGTTTGCGCTCATCCTGCACGTTGGCATAAGTCATTGTGGTGTTCTGATCTGCAGACAAGTAATACGCTGGCACGTTCATAGCGCGGGCAATCTGTGTAGATAGATTCTGCACCGCTTCGTTGTACATCATGTCCTTAGGTGAGAATGAGACAGGATTGTAATCAAGAGTTGAAGTAAGGTAAGCCGTAGAGTTGTTCTGACGGGCGCGCTTCCACGCTGCAATAAGTCCTTGAATTTCTGCGGCTGGTAGGTCTGCGCCTGAGTTCTTCAAGAAGCCCGCAGGTTGTGGGTTCGCTGAGTTAATACCAGCTGCACGATCTACATCGATAGCGGCTTGAATTGTGCTACCAGCGCGCTCTAACACGCCCTCATCGAATCCCTGAATAGTAACGATATCGTTCATGTCGATTGGTGCTGCATCGATGTAATACTGGGTGACCATGATGCCTTCAAGGTCTGTTGTAAAGGTTACGCGAGGGTTTGCTACCCACTCAAATGCTGCTGGTCGACCATCTTCTGCGTAACGCTCCGTAACGCGAAGGTAGGCGACTCCGTAGAACAGGAGAGAATCAACGCACCAAGTTAGGGTGACGAATGATGGCTGGTTCTTTGATAATTGACTGATCCAGCGAGGTGGAGCGATAACTTCGCCTGTTGACTTGTTGTAATACTCAAGTGGGATAGAAGCTACTGTTCCGCAGATTAGGTTACGGGCGCGAGCTACAGAAGGCACACTCATCGCACTCTTGCGAGATACGCGAGGGATTACATACTGATAAATAGAGGGTAAATTATCGCCCATGATTTGCGGGGCTGCTTGAGCCTCGATTACTTGTGGCTGGTTACGCGAAAAGATACCCATAGGGTGCAATTATACACTAATCTCCGACATAAATTGATGCAGTTTGTTGTGGCTTAATAAGTGTCGTGACCACCATAGCGGTTGCAATAGCGGCAGATATATCACCGGCGCTCTTGCGTTTAATTATGCGCCATGACGAGTCATTTGTTTTGGCTGCGCAATTGTTCATATTCTGCACCCAAACCTCTGAGCCATTATGCACTAGGCGTTTGTTATCAAGTGCATCCTTTAGATCCGTACAGGCTTGGTAGAACTGCGCTCCTGAGATGTCCTGAATTACCTGCCCTGCGTTTGCCAGTCTCTCGGCAATCGATTGTGTGGCGTAGCGATCATAGCCAATAGAGCGAGGGCGATACTGGTCTGCCCAGCCCTTGATATCAGCAGCTATCTTAAGTTCATCTATTGATACTTGAGACTCCCACGTCTGCGCAACGCCAACTCCAATGCGACCATCTGGGAGAATCTGGCCAATAACCAGAGACGCATTGCGGCGACTTGGAGACACATCGAAAGCGAATACCGTGTAAGCGCCGACTGCAAGTGCCAACTCTGAGTCACTACATTCTTCCAGACTGCCATGAGTCCAAGGAGAAGATAGAGAATCAATCCATTGGCAAAGGAGTTCCGTGCGGGTGTTTTCAATAGGAGATGTTGCAACAGCTTCTTCAAGGGCTTCCTCTGTAATGGTATATCCAAGCGCAGGGTTTGCCTGTGCCCAGCCGCTACGATCTGTAACTTTGCAATACTGGGGTGCTGAGTATTCATAGAACCCAAAGGACTTAGGCGGGTTCTCTAAAGCTCGCTCTCGCATTCCATTGAGGACAAGGCTGAAAGCATCTCCTGCATTAGAGGTGAGCAATGTCTGAGAGTTTGGTCGGGCTCTCGTTGTTGGAATTGCAGCTCTGTATCCTTCTTCGTTAACTTCTCTAAGTTCGTCAATATAGAGAAAATCAGCGGTACGTCCTCGGCTGCCATCGCGTGTAGCGGCAACAACGTCGAGACGAGTTCCATCGAGCATTTCAATAGACTCAGTTCCGTTGGCGTGACGAATCTGTTTAACGAAGCCCTTGAGGTGGTCATTGTTCTCCAATACGGATGCGACTTGTCGGAAGGTGTCCAGCGCCATAGACCGGTTAGAGGACATGATTACGATGTTCTTGCTATCCCACTTGAGCAGGTGAGCAAGGATAAGCATACGCGCTAAGTGGGTTTTACCGTTCTGTCTAGCGATAAGAAGTAGGTTAGTTTTACGAACCCAAGCGCCAGCCTTGTCCACGGTGAGCATATCCTTGAGGACGTACTCCTGCCACGGTAATAGGGGCATGCCAATGATCTCGCAAAGCTGCTTTACGTCATCGAGCTTTGTTGTTCCCTTTAAAGGAATGCTGGATAGGCGTGGCTTCGTTGACCCCCTACGGACTGTGGTGCGCTTGGCTGCCATCGGGTTAGTTCTGCGCCGGTCTGGTCAGAAAAGGACTATCTTGGACTATCTCTGAGCGTGTCGGGGAGAGGAAGGAAGGAAATACAAGGGGGGTGTCCATCTCCTCTAAAAAAACGCCTTGTGAGCGTGCTCCCTTGCGTGAGTTACATGGCTTACATGCAATCACCATGTTCTCCATATTCATTGCTTGGTCTGGATGCTTAGCTACTGGT